GAGTCTCTTCGTTAATCTGTGAAAGTCTGTGCTTCATCACGATCTGGGGGACAGGGTACAGTTACCAAATTACCGCAGGAGAAGCACTCAGCATCTAATGCGTACCAAACTAGCTCGTAGTCCTCAAAGGACGCTGCGACGTTGAATACCATAGACCCACACGGACATACGTGAAGGGGGCCTAACTGTCTTAAATCGGCTCCAAAGGGCTCAGGAAGGCCATAGAATGGGTTACGTATGGACCTGAATTTTCGCAGGGTTGGTAGACGGAGCCGCACGGTAACCTGTCGGTTACCTGCACCTTGCGCCCTTCTAGGGCGCTCTGTCTTTTTCTGCTCGCTCACGCTCGCAATTATAGTCAGACACTACCCAGTATGTGTCTTGCGACACGCCGTAGACTGGTAAAGTATTCCTATGACAACACTCGTAGGTATCCAAGGCACAGACTTCTTGGTAATGGCAGCCGATTCACAAATCACTGACGGTGATCAACGCATCATCTCGGTAGAGACACCCAAGATAATCTCAACGGGTAAGTATCTACTGGGCTTAACTGGTGATTCACGTCCAGGTGACATCCTCGCCTATGCGTGGAAGCCACCTCTCTATCGTGGTGAAGATCCCGTTCGGTTTATGGGTAGCAAGGTATTGCCTAGTATCTCAGCTGCGTTCAAAGATGGTAACTACGAGATTGATAACAAGGAGATGAACTTCGCGTTCCTCATTGCATTCAACGGTAACCTTTTCTCCATCGGCGGTGACCTATCCTTCAACACATCTGAGCGTGGCCTCTTTGCTGCAGGCTCCGGTGGAAATTATGCTCTTGGGTACTTGTATTCTTTAGAACCTAAGTCGTACAATAAAGTCTTAACAGCAAGTGTGGTAGTTGAGAAGGCAGTCAGGATTGCATCCTTACTAGATATCAATACACATCCACCAATTCAGGTAGTAGCACAGATAAGGAATGATAAATGAAAGAGTTAATTCTAATAGCAGGTGTTAGTTTTACAATGGGATTTATTGGAGCATACGCACTCGATACATTCTTGCAATGGAGAGATGACCGCAAGTGGAAATAGAAGAATACCTAGATACAAGAACTGAAGCATATCGAGGTGTAATTGAACGCGGAGAAGTACGTGAACATAGATGTCCTAGTTGTTTAGAACCAATTAGGAATTATGAATACACACGAGGTATGGTTACTGCTTTCACTATGGTAAAGGATTTTATAAATGGCCATTGAAGATCCGAAAGAATTATTACTGCACGTACTGCATTCTAAAGATGCAAGTCGTGACCGCAGTATGCAAACTGAAGTTGGTCCATCAGAGATAGGTGGATGTAAGCGCAAGGTCTGGTACAGATTGAACGCACAACCACATACCAACGATAACCAATCTAAGTTAGCTGCCATTATGGGTACTGCTATCCACGCAGCAATCGAAGAGGCTATCGGTGCTATTGACCCTGAAGGTAAAGAATACTTGGTGGAAACTGAGGTTGCCTACGGTGATATGAAAGCACACGTAGATTTATTTGTACCTAGCACTGGCGCAGTCATTGACTGGAAGACTTCTAAGATAAAGAATATGAGTTACTTTCCGTCAAAGCAACAGCGTTGGCAGGTGCAGGTCTACGGTTATCTACTATCTAAAAATGGCTACGAAGTCAAGACAGTTAACTTGGTAGCAATAGCACGTGATGGTAACGAGAAGGATGTCAAGGTACATAGCGAGGCATACGACGAAGCTATTGCATTAGAAGCATTTGCCTGGTTAGAATCAGTTAAGAGTTCGACAGTTCTACCAGAACCTGAGAAGGATCAGAGTTTCTGTAAAGACTACTGCCAGTACTACGATGCAACAGAAGAGATGGGTTGCGGTGGTCTTAAGAAAGAACGTATCGTCCTTAGTGAAGTCGTGATTGAGGACGAAGAAGTTGACAAGCACGCACTGCATTACTTACAGTTAGACAGCAAGATAAAAGAGCTGGAGAAAGAACGAGATTCTTACAAGGCTTCTTTAGAAGGCGCAATCGGTACTACCAAAAGTGGTATTGAAATCAGTTGGATAACAGTCAAAGGTCGTGAGACAGTTGATGCAAAGGAAGTTGAGAAACTTCTAGGGTTTGTACCAAAAGTTGTTGGTAACGAATCAGTAAGACTAACTATCAAAACAAGTGGAGGAAAGTAAATGGCTGCAAACGAAAACACAAAGTTCCAGATTAACTATAAGTTAGCCGATGGAACTCTTATCAATCTTTATGCTGCAGATATCAAGGACCTAGAGACAGGTCTTACTGACCTATCAATGGTCGCAGCACTTATTAAGTCAACATCATCTGAACTATCAGGTGGTAACGCTACTGCTGCTGCAGTACAGAACATCCAAGCACAGTTTGCTGCAACACCAGTTGCAGTAACACCAACAGGTCAACCAGCAGATACTGCTGTGAAGATGTGTAAGCACGGACAGATGGCCTTTAAGACAGGCACATCAGCCAAGGGACCTTGGCAGGGCTATATGTGTGCAGCTCCAAAAGGTGCACCAGATAAGTGTGACGCTATCTGGGTTCGTTAATGTATGCGCGGACCCTGGAATTTTGAGGATCCACGCTGCAAGAACATAGACACAGAAATCTTCTATCCACCAGAGGCAGAACATCCACGAGAGATAAATTATATTTTATCTATCTGCGGTAACTGCGTACACCAAGAAGAGTGTGCTGAGTGGGGAATCAAGAACGAACGCTTTGGTATCTGGGGTGGATTAACTCACGGTAAAAGAGCACACATCCGTAAACTCAAAGGTATAGTCATTCCGTTTGGAGAGTTCAGTGCTTGATCTACAGCGTGCGTGGGGGACCGTCCTTACTAAAGCGACACCTCTTCCTGATGTATGGGATGCACTATCTGTAAAGCAAATTAAGTTCAGACGTGGACAAGTCTGTATGGTTGCAGCAGCACCCAATGCAGGCAAGTCTATGTTTGCTTTAATCTATGCAGTAAAAGCAGCAGTACCAACATTGTTCTTCTCAGCAGATACAGATACAACAACTGTAATGATGAGAGCAGCAGCGCATACATCTGGTCATAACCAGGTGAACGTGGAACAGAATCTATCTTCTGATTCCCACTACTACGACAAGCACTTTGATAAGTTAAAACATATCAAGTGGGTCTTTGATTCCAGTCCGTCACTCGATGATATCGAGTTGGAGATTAAGGCTTATGTCGAGTTGTACGGCCTAGCCCCTGAGTTGATCATCATAGATAACCTTATGAATGTAGCTGCAGAGACAGACAACGAATGGGCAGGGCTTCGTGCAATTATGATGGAGCTGCACGATATGGCACGTAAGACTGAGGCTTGTGTCTTAGTACTACACCACGTATCAGAACAGTCAGAGTATGGCAGTCCTACTGAACCGCCAGCACGACGTGCGGTGCACGGGAAAGTGAGTCAACTTCCGGCGTTGATACTTACACTTGGGTATAACCCAACCAATGCTGAGTTAAAGATTGCTGCGGTTAAGAATCGCTTCGGTCCACACGCAGCAGATGGTAAGGATTATGCAACCTTGTTAGTTAACTATGGTGCTTGCCAGATATCAGATAAAGACGCATACGGTGCAATGCTAGCCCGTGATGCTCGTTATGGTTATACTGGTGACTATATAGTTCAAGATGAATATGGAAATGAGATAGAACAATGAGTGAAGAACAGCTATCAAATAAGTACAGAGATAATCTTAGGATTGATGCACTGCGTCAAGACTTAATTTCGCTACGTGAAGATGTTGATGCAATCAAGGTAGATCTGACCAGTTTTTATGGTGCTTTGTTTCAATCAGGTGTCATTGAATTAGTTAAAGATGAAGAAGGTAATGTTATCAGCAAGACTAACAAGGTTGTACTTGTAGATGAGTCAGTACAACAAGACTAAGGGCGCTATCTTTGAGACAGATGTAATGAAGTGGCTCCGTAAGATGGGTGCCAAGGCAGAACGTCTTACCAAAGCTGGTGCTAAAGACGAAGGAGATTTAGTTGTAGTTGTCACGGGACAGACATACATACTAGAACTCAAGAACAGGCAGACCCTTTCGCTGCCTCAGTTCTGGAGAGAAGCAGAGGTTGAGGCGCTTAACTACGCTAAGGCTCGTGGTATCGGAGAAGTGCCACTGCATTATGTTGTAGTTAAGCGTCGCAACGCTGGCATAGAGAAGGCTTGGGTGGTTCAAGACTTAACCCAATGGTTGAAAGAGAAGTCGTAATGGCTGTAGCTAATAGACCTCTTAAGCGTAGACGGCGTACCGCACAGCGTGGTAAACCAATGACACAATCCCAGAGATGGGGAAAGGTAGTAACTAAAATGGCAGTACCAGAAGGCATCATCACAACATCAGAAATTCTTACACCAGCAGAAGTAGTTGTTGAAGAAACAGTAGTTGAAGAATCAGTAGTCGAAGAGACTATTGTAGAAGAACTAGCAGCTGACGAAGAGCAAGACCAAGCGTGATTTGCCAGCCTTGCACTGATGCAGGTGAATACAATCGCTTGAATCAAATTAAACTTAGCCAAGCACATCACGAACAATGCGAGGGGTGCGTATGCCAGCACAAGACTGGTCAAGATTACGTAAGGCGAGCAGGTACAAAGGTTCGGTTGATGCAAACTCAGTCCCCATAGCACCGATCATTCGGTACTTTGGTGGTGAGGTAAGAGAAGGTAAAGACGCATCCGTTCGCTGTCTAATGCACAATGACAGCAGACGCTCTGCATCTATGAATACCTATGACAATCTGTATTTCTGTTTCACCTGCGGTAAGGGTGGCAATGCAGTTAATATCGTGTGCATACTAGAGAACTTGGAGTTCAACGATGGCCTCAAACGCGCAGTCGAAATTGCTACTGGAAGCGGCGCAGAGATACGCCCAACAGATAAGTCCAGAGGCAATCGTAGCGCTAGAAGAACGTGGGATATCTGAAGAGGTAGCTGCGCTCTATTCTTTGGGGACTATCGTTGAACCAATGAATGGTCACGAACTCTATGATGGGTGGATATCTATTCCATACATCACTGCTCTTGGTCACTGCGTTGGTTTTAAGTTCCGTAGGTTAGATGATGGTAAGCCTAAGTACGGTAGCCCTACAGGACAGAAGGCTCATCTCTATAACGTAGTTGATACTACTATCTTAAGTAAACATATAGTTGTGTGTGAAGGGGAGCTAGATACAGTCATAGTCTCCGGCGTTCTTGGTATACCAGCAGTAGGTATCCCTGGAGTGCAGGCTTGGAAGCCACACTTTGCTAAGTTGTTATCAGGTTATGACTCGGTATATATCGTAGGTGATAATGATGTAAAGGAAGATGGCTCTAATCCTGGAGCTGACTTTTCTAAGCGCGTGTCACAAGAAGTATTAAACGGTACGATAGTACACTTACCACCCAATATGGACATAAACGACTACTACTTAGCCTATGGAGCGGAAGCGACAAAGACTTTGCTAGTAGGTGAAACGATTGGATAAGAGTGAATGGCAGCAGATGGTACAGATTTTGCATACTATGGGCTTCCACATCCTGGAGATAAACATACAAGAGGAGACTCTGTTAATACGCCCAATCCAAACCCGTTAGTAGATCACTTAGCGGTAGTTGGTTATCGCGCAGAAGGTGTATCAACTGAGGACTTAACATCATTCATTGAATCCTTTGCATCCCTACGTGCATCACGTGTACGTGGAGTGGGAGCAGATCAGTACGCTATAGCGCAAGGACAGAAGTTTGAGTCCTTTACTACATCAGACACTATTAGAGAACTGATTGAAGAGCTAGCTGATGCTAGCAATTACATAGACTTCCTCGCTATCAAGTTACTTAACCTGCAACACACTATAGATTTGGTGCTACCTGACTGTGACTGAACTACACGAGAACATCTATGACATTGTATACACCGTAGCCCAGACCATCCATCGCAGGTATAACAACTTCGTTGAGCGTGATGATGTTAAACAAGAGTGTCTCAAGTGGGCACTGACTCGTGTTGAGTATATCAACGAGCAGTTATCAGAGCCGGAAGTTAAGAAGCGCCAGCATAACGAGCACCGTGTAGCGTGGCAGATGCTACGTGTAGCAGAGCGATACGCACGCAAAGAGAAGGCAATCAAGTCAGGCTATCACGTTACAGATGAGGCCTACTATGAGAGCGCTACGCTGACTCAGTTACTACCCTTTGTTATTGCATCAGTACTAGATGGCACGGTACTAGAGCAGGCCCAAGAGATGATTAGTGATGGTCAACCTAAAGGATCATCTAGTCCAGCAGAAGGTGGCAACCTTCTTTCAACGCTGATTGATATTAAGAAGGCTTACCTTATGCTAGACCCTGTCTCACAACAGTTACTTACCTTACGTCATCACGAGAACTTTACCTTAGCTCAGATAGCTAACGTGCTTGGTTGTGCTACCAGTACAGCAGAGCGTAGGTGCTTAGGTGCAGTACGCAAACTGCAAGAGAAACTAGGTGGGATCAGTCCTTACCGATGAACGAGTTAATCCTTTTCGACTTTCTTAAACTTAATCTCTATCCAGATTTAGAGCGAGCACCTGGAATCTATGATGCTTTCGACTGCACCAGTGCAAAGGCTGGTCACTTCATTGAATTGAAGTGTCGCCAAACCCATTATTCTACGCTACTTATAGAGCAGATGAAGTATCGAAAACTGATAGAGCAGGCTTATCACCGTGACCTACTGCCTTTCTATATCAACAGCACGCCACTTGGTATCTACTCCTTTGATCTTACAGAGATAGATGAACCAGAGTGGTTCGTTCACGAGATGCCAGCAACAACAGAGTTTGAGAACAACAACAAGGTAGAGAAGGTAGTTGGATACCTAGACGTAGAGGAAGCAGTAAAGTTATGACATACGATTACGAGTGTCCAGGGTGCGGTGAGATACGTACTGTTGAGCGAAAGATGATTGATCCAGAAGCTACCTACATATGTACCAGTTGCAACCGCACACTTGAACGCAAGTGGTCATCTCCTTCTATTACTTTCAAGGGTACTGGATTTTATAGCACGGATAATAAATGACACAGGGATTTACTAGCGGTATGCGTACCTCACTTGATGATACGTGGACTACGCCTCGTGACTTCTTCGATAAACTTAATGCTGAATTTAACTTTGGTTTAGATGCTGCTGCGTTGCAGAACTCTACTTTAGTACCCGATAACTGGTACGGTCCTGATCATCCAGACCCTGCTGCTCGTGATGCTCTTCGCATAGACTGGAACCATAACTCACGTGGTAAACCTATCTGGTTGAACCCACCTTATGGTCGAGTCATTAAAGATTGGATGCGTAAGGCTAGTGAAGTAGCTGCAGAGGGTGGCACTGTCGTATGTCTAGTGCCAGCTCGCACTGATACTCACTGGTGGCACGACTATTGCATCAACGCATATGAGATTAGATATATACGCGGTCGCCTTAAGTTTGGTGGGCAGAAGAACTCTGCTCCCTTTCCTAGCGCAGTAGTAGTAATGAGAAAGCACTAACCCCCACCCGAAAGAGTAAGGGTGAGGGCTAGTTGTGCTACCGAGAGGAGAGCGCGCTTACTGTAGCACAGATATAGCTACGTGGCAGGGATCGTTTCCTTCGTCCCACTCCTCGCGTTCTTCCTCTGTCATATGTTCATAGTTCCCGTCGTGCGTAGCACAGTATGGTTTGCTGATCCAACCCATTTTTATTCCTAACATTAGCCAGTATCTAAACATCAGTACCAGCCTCGTTTATTGTGGTGTGTGAGAGCGCGACACGCGCTCCCTCGATAGCGCACACTAAGGTATCGGATACCGTGTAGGACTTGGATATGAGGATCGCTACTGCGCTCTCTAAGGAGTTGAGCAATTCCGTAAGCTGAACTTCCTCGTTTATTCTTGGCAAGGTGGTCAAACCTGCTCTCACCGGTCCATAAGGTGATAAGGCACGCGCTCTCTCTCTTCGTATATCCGAGAGCTGCACTATATTCTCTTGCGATTCGTTTGTTCTCACGCTTCTCCCCCATTGTCGCCTTCGTTCTCTCTTTCATTACCGGCTTTGCCGGTAGGTGTAACGGTGGCAACGGTTCGTATATCCACGTTATTAGTAGTGCCATCAATATCAATCCACTTACGACCTTGAGCTTCGTCAATCGCTTTCTCCCTCTCCAGTAAATCTTTGTAAGTCTCTGGATATAGTTGTGCTAGTTTGACAAGCGCACGATCTCTCGCCCGTCTGTAGTTACGCTGGCGTACGGCCATATTCTTTGCAGTCGCTATTCTTCTCTCGCTCACTCTCTTCCTCTCTTAATCATAAGGTAGCCTACCGCAAGGATAGTGGCCATTACCAACCAGTAACTCATCTACTTGCCTCTCTCACTATCGCCGTTATATCTAAGGGTTGCCCTACTAGGTGAGCATCTTCGTCGTCGCTCTCCCACCCCGATACTAGGATACGTGAGCCTGTTGGTGCAGTTTTATACCAGTGCATAACTTCATAAGGATCGGCACTGCCATAACTGGCATTACCGTCCCCGTCCACTACTTCATAGAATAGAATTAAATCAGACTTAGGCGGGTGAAAAGCGATAACGTTATCCATTACGCCACCTGCTCTACTTTTACATCTTTGTAGCCACGCGCATACCAATCGCTGGCTATGGATACAGCTTCTTCCCAAGTTAGTAGGTCGCTGTTCACTTCATTACCGCCTACCCATACAGTCCACTTACTCATCTTCTCCCTCTCCCTCTTGCGTGCCGAATAACCTATCAATGGCACGGTTAGCTCTGTTGAGCGTGGCTATAGTTTCGTTCAGCTCTTGATTCATTAAGTCTTCCATACTCTCTCCCTTACTCATTTCAGGCACCCGCATTCCTTTACTGGTACTAGGTGATCTCCACATATAATCAATTTATATCCCCCTCTACTTTATCTCCACAAGAATCGCATATTGCTAGAGCAAACTTAGCAATACCTCTTTCTTCTTTTCCGTATACTGTGCATACTTCGTGCTCGCATATTGTCATTTCTCTCCCTCTTTCGCTATACAGGCGGGGCATATGTTGCCCTCTCCCTCTTGATCGTCAAAATACTCTTCACACTCAGCACACTTAACCTCATTTAACACGTGGCTAGTCCACGCGTCACCGTCATAGTAGCTCACTCTCTCCCCCTGTCATATAGAAAGAATTCCCAGGCACGCTCGCGCTTTTCTAAATAATCTTCTAGCTCTTTCAATTTTTTATAGGTCATTACTCTTTCCCTCTCTCATATATTGACGGAATAGGCGCACGCTCTCGCGCTTACTGTATCCGTAATAGCTGCGGGTTACTAAATACCCGTCTCTCCCTAGCGCATAGATAACCCACGCGCCCTCTCTATTCTTTTCGATAGTCACTTTCTCCCTCTTTCTTTTCTTTCTTTAATACACTTAGGACAATAGTTACCCTTATATCCCATAGGCACAATAGCCCCGCACTTTATTCTTATAGCTTCCATTACTTTCGCCCTCTTTCTCTATTAGTTATCCGGCTAAGCACCGGCCCAAGGAGACGGGGAAGGCCTAACCCCTCACCGTCTCCAAGAGTCTCGCGCTTAGTCTACGTATCGCATAGGCATAAGCAGCGCTCTCCACGTCACTTTATCGCCGGTGATCCTTACGCGCATAGGCTTATTCTCGCCATTAAAATACACCTTAATAGCTTCACCCTTACCGGCTATTTTCGCATAATCGGCCATAAAAGCGGGGTTAAAAGCCATACCCTCCACCCCTACCGGCTCTCCCTCACTCTTAGTGAGCAGCTCTTCCATAGGTGGATAGTTACCGTCTAGCAGCGTAAAGGTAATCGCATCACCTAGTGAGCTAACAGTGAGCGTGTCCCCGATACGCGAGAGCTGCACGCGGTGCAGCTTATGCGCTTTTAGTAGAGTGATGACTTTCTTAATATCGTCTAGCGATATAAGAGACGCGTCTAGTCGCCCGTCTAGGGCGTGTAGCGTGCCCTCTATTAGGCGATACCTATCCGTAGCGCGTGCCACTATCGCCCCGCCCTCACTCTCTAATTGCACCGCGTTAATTGTAGGGAGACTCTTATCTCTACCCGCGTGAGAGCTAACGCCCTCTAACAGGGTAAGTAAGTTCTCTCCCTCTCCCTCTACGTAATTAACCGCGCTAACCGCGCTCTCTTTCTCTCTTTCGATCGTGCTCATATTCTCCCTCTTTCTCTCTTTTCTGCACTAGTTGCAGACTGTAGAGCTAAGAGCTCGCGCCCTTAGCCCTACCGTACGCCCTAGTACTCTCGCCCTGTAAGTCTGCAATAGATAAAATAGACGCCCTCTACCGCTCCCCATATGGCTACAGCTGCGACGGCGTAAGCTGCAAGGCCTAAGAGCACCGATAGCAGATAGATAAGCTCGCTCATTAGAGCCACGCTTGCTTTATAGAGCTACCGTTACCGTAAAGCGCATATGAAAGGTTATAGACAAGGTTAAAGCCCATATCCATACCGGCGCCATTCTGCCGGATAGACCGGTGCCCATTCTTCTCATAGAGTGACTCGTTTAGCGCAGCTGCTGCATAATAGGTAATATCGTTTAGGGCGCCGTCACTATCTACCGCAACTAGTGAGATGTGGTGAGACATACCAGAAGCGCTAACGCTGCGGAGAATTGTGTAGACGGTCTGGCCCTCTTTTAGGTAGTGCTCTAAGAGCTTTTCTTTTCCATATTCGCGGTCTAATTCTTTCGCGCTTATTGTTATAGTCATTATTTAATCCCCTTTTCTAGTTGTTTAATTACTGTTAAAAAAGCGTCGCTATAACCTTGATTATATAAGCGCTTTACGGTGTTTTCATAATCTTCACTATAATCACTGTTAAAAGTAAGTACTTCTAAGCTCTCATAAATACTTAAGCTTTTCTCGTAATCTACTTTTAGCTTTTCGATTAGCCCTTTATTCTTATTCAATTCTTTAACGCTGACGATAGTGTTATCAGCTAACAGTAGCTCTTTTGCAACTTCTATTGCATTTTCTTCATCATAAGCGCTTACACGTACCTTTACGATTACTTCTACTTCATAAGTGTTGAAGTCACTCATTTTCTTCTCTTTTCTAGTGTGCCGGTGCTAGGTGTCCGATTCACTAGGATAAAGATATACCGGTGCCTCCCCTAGTGTCAACACTATTTTACCGCCTATTTTCTACGTGTCACAGCTATTTATCGGGAAAAGATCTTTTCCCCAAAATAACCGGTGGTGTGCTATCGGCCGGCCGGTTAGGGCTATCGGTTAGGCCGGCGGTCTGCCGGTGATAGCTATCCGGTAAGAGCTGAGATGGTAGAGCTGCACCGCTGCACGGCCTAGCGATTAGGGAAGAGCTGCACGGTATCGGGTGCACCGGTAACGGGTGAGAGCTGCAGCGGTAGACGGTGAGAGCTTAGGTCTGCCGGTCTAAGGTGAAAAGGTTACGGGTTAGGTCTGCGGTGTTATTGATTAGAGAGTGCCGAGAGTAGAGCACGCTAACGCTTCTCCCATAATTCTTTACCATATAGCCCTAGACAATACCGCTCTGTCTGTCTAACCCTTTACCGTAGGTTGAGGCAGGGCAAAAACAGGCACCCCCCGTTGCTGAATTTTGCAGCGCGGGGATATATACTCCCCAACAAAAAATATTTGCTAAAGTGAGATCCCATAATATGGCTCTGACCTGCGGTTTTACTGTATGTGGTAAACGTCACATTACCAAAACGGGAATTGGTCTAAATTTCCTGCCTTATATATAGTAGGGGAGTAAAGCGGGGAATGGTCCGGTTTACGACCCTACGCTACGGGTGGAACCCTTCGCGTAGCCCCCTAGGGCGAAGCGATAAGTACCACTAAATATGGGATAGTTTTATTCATATTAAATCTCATTATATGAGACAATCAGCCGGGTATAAAATTCATCCTCAGCTTGGTATAAGGAATCTGTGATTCCGGCCCGTCTATTCCGGCGGATGAACACGATTCATCTAGCAGACGCTACCACGTCAGCCCTTTATTTTTAGGAGATTACGTGGCAGAGAATTCCGCCGATATTGCCAAGCGTATTATCCTTGGGTGTATAGCAGAAGGTATGACTATCGAGGCCGCTTGCGGTTCCGCCGGTAAGTCCATCAAGACCTATGAGTACTACCGTCGCACAGATAAGATTTTTGCAGATAAGGTTGATCGAACCCGCCTTGGCTTGAAAGATAAGCAGTTCCAAGACGGCGATGTTCACGACCTATCCTTTGCAGACTTTAGACAGAAGTTCCTACACTCTAGGACATTTCCTCATCAGCAGAACTTGGTAGATGTCATTGAAGGTAGAGAACCTGGGTGGTTACACCCCAGTATGAAATTTGAACCAGGACTTGCCTCAAACCGCGTTTTGATAAATATCCCGCCAAACCACGCCAAGTCAATTACGATTACCGTTGACTACGTTACCTGGCAGGTAGCACGGAACCCAAACTTCCGAGTGCTGATAGTCTCACAGACACAGCAGCTAGCCGCAGACTTTCTCTACGCCATCAAGCAAAGATTGACGCATCCTATGTATGCAGACCTTCAAAGTGCTTATGCAGCTGGCGTAGGGTTTAACTCTAAATCCGCATCGTGGCAGGCAACCCGTGTCACCTTCGGTGATGAACTCCGTGAGTCATCTGAAAAGGATCCGAACATCGAAGCCGTCGGTATCGGCGGTCAGATTTACGGTAAGCGTGCCGATATGATTATCGTAGATGACGCTGTCACCTTGAAGAACGCTAACGAGTTTGAGAAGCAAATCCGGTGGTTGACCCAAGACGTTCGTTCCCGTCTTAACCCTACGGGTAAGTTAATTATTATTGGTACACGAGTAGCCTCGGTAGACCTATACCGCGAACTACGCTCTGAAGATAGATACCCAGGTGGTCAAGTCCCTTGGAAGTATCTAGCGATGCCAGCACTACTTGAGGCAGATGAAGACCCTGACAAGTGGGTAACTCTCTGGCCCGCATCTGATGCGCCATTTGATGGACAGGCAGAATCTGATAAGAACGAAGACGGTCTATATCCTAGATGGTCTGGTCGTAACCTTTATAACGAACGCCAAGCAATGGATGCTAGTACCTGGGCTTTGGTCTACCAGCAGCAGGATGTTTCTGAGAACGCTGCCTTTGACCCAGTATGTGTAAAAGGTTCTATTGATGGAATGCGTAAGGCTGGCAACTTAGTTGCAGGCCACCCAGGACATCCACGAGACTTAAACGGCTTTACCTATATCTGCGGGCTAGACCCTGCGATGATTGGTGATACGGCAGCTATCTGTTACGCCATTGATAGATCAACGAGCAAGAGGTACATAGTAGATGCTATCAAGATTAGCCGTCCGTCTCCAGCCGATATCCGTAATCTTATTTTTGATTGGACATCCCTCTACTCTCCGTCAGAGTGGATTGTCGAAAAGAACGCCTTCCAGTCCTTCCTAACACAGGACGAAGGCATCCGTATGCACCTAGCATCACGCGGCGTGCAGTTTAAGGAACACCATACCGGCTCTAATAAATGGGATGCCGGTTTCGGTGTGGCATCTATGTCTACCCTTTTTGGTACCAAGCAATTTGATGGTAAGCACCATCGAGATAACTTGATACACCTTCCATCAGATCAGACTGAGAATGTCAAAGCTCTGATAGAGCAGTTAATTACCTGGACTCCAACGACTAAGGGTAAGACCGATATGGTGATGGCCTTGTGGTTCTGTGAAATTCGAGCACGTGAGATGCTCAACTTTGGACAGTATGCAACCCACCATATGAAGAACCCTTTCCTTTCTCGTCACGAGATAGGCAAAAGAACAGTGATTAACTTAGAAGAAGCATTCGCAGAACAAAACAAAATCAGAGTAATTTAGGGAGACATAATGAAGTTACGTGGAGAATCAGGCGCTGTCCCATCCAGAGGTGGAATGGCAGGCGGAGCACGCACAAGTAGCGTAGGACGTGATGCTGGAGGACGCAGTGGAGGTGCTAGTAACCTAACCAATGCAATTCAAAAGCGTTCTGTAAGAGTAGTTCCATCTGATAAGCTCAAAGGTGCTAGTCAAAACATAAAGTCAAACGAAGCAGTGCAAAACGCTAAAAGCGGTACTACTGCAAAAAGAGGCGCTTTAGATGTAAAGCAATCTAAGCCAGCAAAAGTTGTAAAAGTTAACTCTGCTTCTGCTAAAGCCGCAAAGACTAAAGCTGCAGCAAAGGTAGAAGCTAAGGCTATTAAAGCAGCCAACAAAAAACTTCCATCCAAGAATTACTAAGTAAGGACCCTACATTGTTATCAGTCAAAGAAGTTGACGCGAAACTATCGCGGCTACGCCAACGGTCAGCATCACGCGACCAGCGTATGCGCGACGTGCTTTCGGTACGTCAAGGAGATATCTCAAAGGTATTT